CACCTTCCCAATAGATTTCTCTAATGTTATGTGATACATTTTTTAAATTGATAACAGGTGAATCCGGATGGTCTAACTCACCAAGAGCTCTTCTCTCTTTAATAAGTTGTCCGTATTTTTGACATTCTCTTATTAAGATTTCTTTAGGATATCTTCTACCATTTTGATTAGCTGCACCAGCTCTTTGCAAAATCCCCTTAACTAAATAAGTTCCGTTTTCTTCTTGCTGAAGTTTTGCTTCAAATAAATGGGTTTCTATCAATAATCCTTTACTCATCTTATTTTATATCTTTTTTAACTTTTTCTATTGCGTTATCTGCCATAGATGAATCATTCCAAGACTTTAATATAATTGTCTTTAATTGATTTTCTAATTCAGTTTCACTCAATTCACCATTTGTTTTATCACTCGTTTTTATAATTTGAGTTTTAACATATGGTAAATTTATAATTTTATCAACTGTCCCATTATCGATTCCTCGTTTTGGGTCTATCATTTTAGCTATATCTGATATTGTTTTTTTATCATTTGATATAGAATCTAAAACTTTTTTAACATCCTCTTTGTGTTCCGATTTACCTTGAAAGTATTTAGTTCCTTTCATTGCTAAATCCACAAAATAGTAAAATATAATTTTAGCAATTAAAATAGTACCAATTGTTGCTACTATATCAATGGCTAAATTTTCATTTACCTTTTTTTTTTAACCCCTTCATTTTTAGCTCTTAATGCTGCTAAATCCGAACCTTCGATTTCACCATCACCATCCGTATCTATTTTCTTTTGGCCAGCAGTTAATTCAGCTTCATTATATCCTCTCAATCTTCCTTCTGATTTTGCTTTGTAAGCAGTATCTACAGCGTTGAAGAATTTTTTCTTTTCATCATCGCCCATTGAATTGATATCCTTACCAGTTTTATCCAACATATGTTTGAATAATTGCTGATAATCGTTTTCTTCCTTTACTACTTGTCTAACAAGCTCTTTTAATTGAGATATTTTCATTATTCTGAAATTTGTCTTATTTTTTGGTCCAATTTTAATAGTCTTTCCTTTATACTATAAATATGACTATTTGTTCTTTTCCAATAACTTTTGTTATCTACCCCACTTTCATTCTTAATTTTACCATACCAATTAAGAAATCTTTCCATTTCTCTTAATTGTTTGTTGATGTTAGATATTCCCTTACCGATTTTGGATTGTGCAGTTGATTCATCTCTTTTTAATTCTAACCAACGATTTTCACTAACAACGGTATATCCAACCATATCGGCTGCTTTTTTAGCTTTCTTCTTTTCATCGCCAGGTTTACCAAATGCATTAGGTGAATTGTATCCTTGTACATTTCCTGTAACATTCATTTCATCTACCTTTAATTCGGCATCTCTATATAACCCACTAACTTTAGCATCCAACTCATCTGCGAATTTCTTTTTTAAAGTTTGTAGTTGTTTTAATCTTTCAACTGCTTTCTTTTCGTCTGATGTACCTTTTGATTTCTTATATAATTCTAAAGTTTGTGAAATTGCATCCACAGTCTTCATATAATCGGTTTGGATTGATTTAACACCTCTAGCCTCCTTAACAATAAACTCTTTAACTTTATCAGGCAATCCTTTATGAGATGTTGATGCGAAATCTTTAGCATCTTTATCACTCATTGAATCAGCTGCTTTTGCAACTTCAGGAGATGGATTTTCCATATCACCCTTTTGAGCTGCATGTACCATTCCCATAAATCGTTGTTGAGCTTTACTTTGTGCTGGCATCTTTTAGTTCTTTTAAAAGTTCATATGACATCATCATAGCAGATAGATGTGATTCTTTAATAGCTTTTGCTGTTTTAACTTTCTTTAAGTTTGAAATAGTTTCTGCTAATTTAATTTTAGTAACTTTATCTGAAATTTTAGAACCAACTTCTTTTAAACCTTCTACAATTGTTTGAACTTCAACCGATACATATTCTTTTAATTTACCAGTGTTATTCATATTATTGATGTATTCTTTCAATAATCCTTTTTGTTGTGAAGATAGATTTTTATATTTTTTATTGAAATTTTCAATTAATAATTTGTAAGATATTGCTCTCAAATCATCATCTTGCTTTCTATACTCTTCCATTATAGCATCTTTAATTTTAACATCTTTATTTTGAATAGAAGAGTTAATGATGTTTTCTGCAATAGTAAAACGAGATGAAACTATATCAGTTGGGTCGTATTGCTCTTCCGATGTAGTTACTTCAAATATCTTATAGATAGATGCTAATGTTTTATAATTTGAAATAGGAGATTTGATAAACTCATCTAATCCATAAGTTTCTTTAATCTCTCTAATAAGAGTATATTTTTCTTTTGTGAGTTTTTTCTCATCCAATCGTTTACGAGCTTCGCAAATTGTATCAATGAACTTTTCAGCTTTACTTTCTGAATTATATTTTTCATTGATAAGATATTGATATAATTTCAATTCTTTGGATAATTCCTTCTTAGAATTAAAATGTTCTTTTAATATTTTTTCTGCGATAGAATTTACTTTACCAGACATGATTTCTGAGGTCACCTGTCTAACCAATAATTCAAAAATAAATCCTGTATTTTTAAACTTTGAGTGTTTAATAGTTTTCATTAATTGCTACAATTTTCTGATATAAATATATTTTTATATTACTTTAATTAATTATTTAGAATCTTCTGTTAAAATAGTCTTTTTATTACCATACATATCTTTAAAAATTTCTCTATAATTTTCTCTTGATTTGTATTTTACAGAACCCTCTTTTTGTTTGTTAGCTTTTTGGCCAAACGGGTCTCTACCTAATGGATGGTCATCTTTACCATATCTAACCGGGTCTTTTGGTCTACCAACTTCACCTTCCAATTCTAATTTTAATTTATTTAATTCCTCTTCAACATTAGTTGGACCACCTTCAGTTCCTGCTTCTTTAGCAGGGTCTACACCTTGAGTTTCAATTGATGTTAAACGGAATTGTTGTTTTGTATCTTCCAATACTTGCAATGTTAATTCATCCTGCTCTTCTGGAACCATATCCATTACAGTATCGTACATCCACTTCTTAGAAAACATTTTAGTTTGTTGCATTTGTTGAATCAGTGCTACTTTAGAAGTATATAATTCAACTTTTTCTTGCTCATAAATTTTAGATGGAATAGTTAACTCCAATGAGAAATCTAAATCATCTGCATTATCTAAACCTTGTGCGTATAAGTGTACAATTGCAATCTTAGTTAATTCGGATACTAATACTTTTTGAATTCTTTCGATTGTTTTTGCAAAACGAACATCTTGTGATGCAAGAGTTGCTTTACCATTAATATCTTCTTCGTATCCTAAAAATGCTTTTGGTATTTGTAATGCAGCCATTAACTTATTTTTTAAATAGTTAAGGTCATCCACCATATTATACTCTAATCCTTTTAAAGTATCAATTGAAGTACCATTATCATTACCCCTTACAGGCATATAATAATCTTCAATAAGGTTTTGCATATTGTATTTCAAGTTATAATCACCAGTTGCTGCATCAACAAATGGAGTCTTTTTACTTGCATTGATAATTTTTTGCATGTAGTTATCCACTTCGTTTGGTGGGATATTACCTACATCAATTTTAAAGATTCTCTTTTCAGGTGCTCTCATAATACGATGGATTAGCATCGCATCTTCCATAAGAGTTAATTGTTTCCAAACTCTTCTAGCTCCTTCTAACATAGATTTACCATATGGTAGGAAGTTTGAATCTGAATACAAGCGGAAGTGAGCTATTTCATAGTTCTCATATTCTCTTTTGTTTGAGGCTTGTGTACCTCCGTATGGATTTGTATAAGGTGAGTAAACAAATTTTACTCTTTGAGGATTCTCCATATCAAATCCTTCAACTCTACTAACTTCGTAAACGGAAATTGGAACTATATTTACAATGCCCAATTCAGGAGCGATTTCTAATTGTAAAAAGAAATCACCATATTTTACTAAGTTTCTACTCCAAGGCCATAAATTAAATTCTACATTAAGAATATCGTAGAATAAATTATGAAGAATTGATTTTACATTTTCATTTGAACAATTGATTCTTAATACATCACCATGTTCGTTTTTTGGAGTTGATTCATCTGCATAAACATTTAATGCTGATGAAAGTATAGGGTCGTTATCCATTGAATCATAATCTCTGAATAAATCTGCTCTTACTTGTTGGTAAGACATTGCAGATTCTAACATACCTGTACTATATGCTGGCGTTTTCATTTTCATAAAACGGTCAACAAGGTTGGTAGATATAGATTGATACTCATCCGTATCAATTACTCTGACACCCTTTTTTGTTTTACGAACAATAGTGTTTGTTGAAAATAGTTTTTGTAACCTACTAAATACTGATTTATCTGCCATTTTAATTTATATATAATTTACAAAGATAAGTAAAATTTTTTGAATTTCCAAATTTTACCATTTTCTACAAGACCAATATCTTGCTTTTGTTCTTGGACCTGGATTATCACAATTATGTCTTGCTCTGAAACTTCTTCTCCTATCTGGATTAGATTTTTTAATTCTCATATTAGGGTCACCAAAGTTTACTTTAACAACATTTCCGGCAGGGTTTTTAACATAAACTTTAAATTTCTTAACATCTCCTTGCATTGGTTTACCCAATTGAACTTTTCTACCTTGGTATTCTGCTTCGGTTAAGCAAGAACATCCTTCGTTTAATTCTTTATTATAATTTCTGATGAATATAGCGAAATCTTTAAAATCATCGTAGTTATCTACATCGTATTCTT